CATAGTCTCTTACCTCTTACATTATGTCTTATTTAATGACAATGTGAATGTTGCAATATTGGCCAATAAATCTTCTACGGCAAGAGATTTATTAGGTCGTTTGCAATTGGCTTACGAACATTTACCCAAATGGATGCAACAAGGCGTTCTCAACTGGAACAAAGGTTCACTCGAATTAGAAAACGGAAGTAGAATTGTAGCGGCAAGTACTTCTTCTAGTGCTGTTCGTGGTAGTACCTTTAACATAATATTCTTAGATGAGTTCGCTTATGTGCCTAATAATATTGCCGAAGAATTTTTTAGTTCAGTTTATCCTACAATATCATCTGGTAAATCATCAAAGGTGATGATAGTATCTACACCACATGGTATGAATATGTTTTACAAGATGTGGGTAGACGCAACAAATAAAAACAATAACTTTGTTCCTGTCGAAGTACACTGGAGTGAAGTACCAGGTCGTGATGAAAAATGGAAAGAAGAAACAATTAAGAATACAAGTGAGGCACAATTTCAGACAGAGTTTGAATGTGAGTTCTTGGGTAGTGTTGATACTCTTATCAGCGCAAATAAAATAAAAACTATGCCAGTTATCGAACCTAAACGAAGTGGTGGTCTTGATGTTTACGAAATGCCAAAGAAGAATCATCTCTATACAATGACAGTTGATGTGTCGAGAGGATTAACAAATGACTATTCAGCCTTTTGTATTATGGACTGTACAAGTGTACCATATAAGGTAGTTGCAAAGTACAGAGATAATGAAATCAAACCTCTTCTTTTTCCAAGTATCATAGATAGAGTTGCTAAAAGTTATAACAAAGCATTTATTTTAGTAGAGATAAACGACTTAGGACAACAAGTAGCAGACAATTTACAGTTTGAATTAGAGTATGATAACATGATGATGGTTACACAAAGAGGTCGTTCTGGTCAAGTATTGGGTGGGGGTTTTAGTGGTCGTGGTAATCAATTAGGTTTGAGAATGACTAAAGGTACGAAAAAAATCGGAACTTCTAATCTCAAAAGTTTAATCGAGGGAGATAAATTACTTATTTCAGATTTTGATATTATCTCAGAATTATCGACTTTTATATCAAAAGGAAAATCTTTTGAGGCTGAGTCAGGTGCTACAGACGATTTAGTAATGTGTTTGGTGATATTTTCGTGGTTGGCAAATCAAAGATATTTTAAAGAATTAACAAATGTAGATGTGAGAGGTCAAATGTTTACTGAACAACAGAATGCCATTGAGGCAGATATGGCACCTTTTGGTTTCATAGACGATGGATTAAACGATCCAGAGGGAAATGATGGGTATTTTGTTGACGCAGGAGAAGTTTGGCGACCTGTATCATATCGCAAAGGAGAATAGTGTAATTTCGGTATACTATAAATATATGCAAAGGGTTATAACTAATAAACTTAATATTAAGGAGAACTAAAATATGGCTTTTCAAGTATCACCAGGTGTTCTCGTTACTGAAAAGGATCTTACTAATGTCATTCCTGCTGTCTCAACATCAGCGGGTGGTATAGTAATTAATGCAGAAAAAGGACCAGTAGATGAAGTTACTACGATTTCATCTGAATCTGAGTTGGTTGATATATTTGGGAAACCAAATGCAAACAACTTTGAAGAATGGTTTTGTGCTGCTAACTTTTTGGGATACGGAAATAATCTGAAGGTAGTAAGACCAATTACTGGCATGTTAAATGCTGTGTCAACTGGTAGTGCTGTCTTAATAAAAAATACGACTGAATATCTTGGAACTTATTATTCTGAAACTGGCGCTGGTCAAGTATCTAATATAGGAACTTGGGCTGCAAGAGAACCTGGAACACTAGGAAACAATTTAAAAATTTCTTTATGTTCTAATTCAACTGCATTTGGACCACACTCAATGAGTGGTAATCTAGTTGCTGACGCTTCTGCTGCTATCGGAGATACAACAATTTCTGTTGATGATGGTAGTTTAATGCAAGTTGGCGACATACTAGAATTTGGAGACGCAACTAGTGTGCCTTCAGCTGATGGTGCACCTTCAGGACATTATTACAAGATAACTGCAATATCAACAAACTTATTAACAATCGCAAGATTTAATGTTGCCACTGGTAAAACAGAAACAGGCGGATTAAGACACGCTGTTGTTGATAACGCTAAAGTCCTAAGACATTGGGAATTTTACTTTCAATTTGATGGACCACCAACAACAACTGATGATGTATCAGCTGCAGGCGGTTCACTAGATGAAATGCATATTGCCGTGATTGACGAAGATGGCGGAATTACAGGAACTGCAGGCGAAATAATAGAAACTTTTGCTGGTGTTTCACAGGCAAATGACGCTAAGGATGCTTCAGGTAATTCAAACTACTATCCAGATGTAATTTACAGAACAAGTAGCTTCATCTATTGGGTAGACCACATCGCTACTTTAACAGACGGTTCTGCTAAAAAAGGCACAACTTTTGATAATACAGTCGGCGATGCTTTTGTAGTATCTAATACTTCACTTACTGGTGGAACAGATGACTTTGTTGCTACTAATGCTGAGATTGCAACTGCATATGAAAAATTTAATGACACAGAAAATGTGGATTTATCTTTATTAATTTGTGGACCTTCACAGACAGGTGCTGACGCTACAGGCGACACAAAAGCAACTGCTGTTATGGATATCGCAACTGCAAGAAAAGATTGTGTGGCATTTATATCACCTGCGAGAGCAGATGTTGTTGATGTTGCAAACGCTGTTACACAAACACAAAATGTTGTAGCATTTGCTGATGGTTTACCATCATCAAGTTATGCTGTCATTGATAGTGGTTACAAATATATGTATGACAAATACTCTGATATATTCAGATTTGTACCATTAAACGGTGACATCGCTGGACTTTGTGCAAGAACAGATAACATCGCTGATCCTTTCTTCTCACCCGCTGGATTTAACAGAGGGCAGATTAGAGGTGCAGTAAAATTAGCATTCAATCCAAACCAAACTCAAAGAGATGAATTATACAAATCAAGGGTAAATCCTGTTGTATCATTCCCAGGGCAAGGTACGATATTGTTTGGCGATAAAACTGCTCAATCTAAACCAAGTGCTTTCGATAGAATTAATGTAAGAAGATTATTCATTACTCTAGAAAAAGCAGTATCTACTGCTGCTAAGTTCCAACTCTTTGAGTTTAATGATGAATTTACAAGAGCTCAATTTAGAAATCTTGTAGAACCATTCTTGAGAGATGTACAAGGCAGACGAGGTATTACGGACTTTAGTGTTGTTTGTGATGATTCAAATAATACTGGAGATGTTATTGATAGAAACGAATTTAGGGCTGACATTTTTGTTAAACCTGCTCGTTCTATTAACTTCATTCAACTTAACTTTATTGCTACAAGAACAGGCGTTGCCTTTTCAGAAGTAGCAGGCGCATAGGAGGGATAAAAAATGGCAAATATTAATGACTTTAAAGCCCGACTAAAAGGCGGTGGTGCAAGAGCCAATCAGTTCAAGGTAACTTTACCTTTTCCTGGTTACTCAGCAGTTGGTGGAGAAACGGCCGACTTAGCATTCTTATGTAATGCTACATCAATACCTGGGCAAAATCTTGGTACTGTTCCTGTAAATTTCAGAGGCAGAATACTAAATCTTGTCGGTGATAGAACATTTAATCCATGGTCTATTACAGTACTAAATGATACAGACTTTAAAATATACAGAGGTCTAGAAAGATGGATGAACGGTATGAATAACATGACTGATAACGAGGGGTTAACAAATCCTTCAGATTATCAAGTTGATATATTCATTGACCATTTAGACAGAAACGGAAGTACTCTTAAATCTTATACTTTAAGAGGTGCATTCCCAACTGCTCTAGATGATATCGCACTTAACTATGGCACGAATAATGCTATCGAGGAGTTCGGTTGTTCATTTACATATCAGTATTTTGAAACAGATACTACTACATAATAAACAAATAAGTTATAAAGGAAAATTATAATATGGTACAATTACTTGGCTTCCAAATAACAAGACAAACTGACGATAAGGATAAACCGGCGGAGGCCAAACAGGCCTTCACGGTTCCTTCTCCTGATGACGGTACAACTACTATATCTGCTGGCGGTTACTTTGGCCAATACTTGGATATGGAAGTTACTGCCAAGAATGATGTCGATTTAATTAAAAGATATAGAGAAGTTGCTCAACACCCAGAGTGTGATATGGCAATTGAAGATATCATCAATGAGGTTATTGTTTCAGATGACAGAGACCAATCTGTTACAATATCGCTAGATAAGTTAGCAGTCTCAGAGAGTATTAAAGGCAAAATTCGTAATGAGTTTGACGAAGTTATGAGCCTACTTAACTTTGACGAAAAAGGTCACGATATATTTAAAAGATTTTATGTTGATGGTAGAATATACTTTCATAAAGTCATAGACCCAAATAGTCCACGAAAAGGCTTAACAGAATTACGATATATAGACCCACGAAAAATTAAAAAGGTTCGTGAGGTTACAAAGAAAAGAGATTCAAAAGGTAAAGGCGTTGAGATTATAGAAAAAACAGCAGAATGGTTTGTCTATAATGAAAAAGGAATATCATCAGCAAACTCAAATGCTGGTGTTAAAATTTCTGCTGACTCAATATCTTATATCACATCAGGCGTAATAGACCAAACCAAGAATATGGTTATGGGTCATTTACATAAAGCAATTAAACCTGTCAATCAATTAAGAATGATTGAGGATGCTGTTGTTATTTACAGAATAGTAAGAGCACCTGAAAGAAGAATATTCTATGTTGATGTAGGTAATCTACCAAAAGTAAAAGCAGAATCTTATTTGAGAGATGTTATGGCAAGATATAGAAACAAACTTGTCTATGACGCTGCTACAGGTGAGATTAGAGACGACAGAAAACATATGTCTATGCTTGAAGATTTTTGGTTACCTCGTAGAGAAGGTGCAAAAGGTACCGAAGTTCAAACACTTGCAGGTGGACAAAATCTTGGCGAGATTTCAGATGTACAATACTTTCAAAAGAAATTGTATAAATCTTTGAATGTACCTATTTCTAGAATGGAATCAGAAAATGGTTTTAATCTAGGTAGAGCCGCAGAGATTACAAGAGACGAACTTAAATTTACTAAGTTTGTTCAAAGATTAAGAAAAAGATTTACTCAACTATTTCATGATGTACTTAAAACACAATTAGTTTTAAAAGGTATTATTACAATAGAAGATTGGAGTACTTTAAAAGAACATATACAGTATGATTATTTAAAAGATGGATATTTTTCTGAATTAAAGACTGCTGAGATATTAAGAGAAAGACTTAATCTTGCAAATGAAGTTAGTCCATACATTGGTAAATATTTTTCTGTTGAATATATCAGAAAAAATGTATTAAGACAAAGTGATGAAGATATCATTGAGATTGATAGTCAGATTCGAAATGAAATTAAACAAGGTATTATTGCAAATCCAGAAGGCGCACAAATGGAAGATGATGATGATACTGATATAAATATAGGAGATAATTAATTATGACAGATGATAATGTAAAAGCAATGGTTGACTCTCTTGCAGACGGCGATAATATCGCAGCTCAAGACGCATTTAAAACTGCTTTATCTGATAAGATAGGTAGTGCTTTAGATGATAAAAGAATGACAGTTGCAAATGATTGGTTGAACGCAGCTCACGAAACAGAAGATTTAGATAATAATACTGTATTGAGTGGCTCTGGTCAAGAAGCGGAACCTGCCGAACAAGAAACGCAAGAACCTGCTGAAGAACCTGTTGAGATAGACAATGACGAGGAACCAAATGAACAGCCTGTCGTTTCAGAAGTTTAAAGGACAATT